CTATAACATTCTTTACTTCCATATAAGATTTACTTAATTTTACTCTTCTTATCTTTTCTCCGCATTCATCGCAATGTTGTTTTTTAGATTGTTCACTTTTAAATTGCTGTAAAGTTGTAATAAATGGATTGCCACATTTACATTTTATATAAATATTTAAATGTGTATTTATATATTTATCCTCAGTTGTAAGCAACTCACAACCACTCTGACTTTGAACCTCTATATAGTATTTTATTTCTTCATAAGATGTTCTTTGTTTTTCTCCTAATAATTTATTACTACATTCATTGCATGTTCTTTGATTTGCACTATAAAATTTGTTCCAACTTTTATTAAATGGTTTTCCACAACCGCATTCTAAATCAAGTAATAAATGAGCGTCAATATATTCTGTAGAAAATATTTTGCAATTAGAATGAGATTCTACTTCTACAAAGTGCTTAATTTTTTCTATAGTTAATCTTTCTAATCCTGAACATCTATTGCATTGCTTTTTTGAATGTTTGAAATTATCATAAGATTTGTTGATACCATTACCACATTTGCACTTCATATCTAACAATACATGAGAACTATCTTTATTTTGTTTTATTTTTTCTTGGTTGAACTCTGACTCTGTGGTTTTTAGTTTGCAACCATTACCTGTTTCCATATTATTTATATAATTCTCAATTGAGTCATAGGTAAGTATTTTCCCCATAAATTTAATTCCTCCTATCGATCACCTTCCTATTTTTAAATAATAAAAGAAGAGTGGTCTAGGAAAACCACTCTTGTCGAATCCTAATTAAGCATCGATTCAAAATTAAGACCTATCTTTTATAAAATTAACTATAAATATTTATTCTGCTAATGCAGCGTCATAGATATATCCAATTGTCGGAATATATTCAGGCACAAGGTAAGAACCATATTCAATATCATAACGTGTGACTTCAGCACGTAAATTGATATCGGTAGCAGTCATCGAAGATAAACCTGCTCTAATACCAATTTGTAATGCACCCATATTTCCTTGTGGCAACAACCATAAATCAGTAGTAGGGAGTAAAGGAGAATAAAAATCACCTGCAACATTAAGGTCAATCATATTATATGTGTTAGGTATTTCTACAACGATACTTCCTTTATAGTTTTTAACAAGACCAGTTCTCATAATTTCTTCCATTACATACTCAGGGAATCTGAATTCGGTTCCTGCCGCAACAACACTGAAGTTAGCAAGTTCTCCTAATTTATTTACAGCGCTGTAATCACCCAAAATTGTTACAGAGTTTCCAAAACGTCTTGCTTTTTTTCTAACATCTTCAACATTAGTTTTTGTAATACCTTCTGCATAATTTTTAAGAGTAGTAGCAGCAGTAATACCACTTCTAAGAGCAGTAAGATGAGAAAGAACCATTTGATTCATGATATCTGTCAAAACCTGTTCATTCGCCATTGCCATACCATCTGTAGCACCACTTGCCAATTCGCGATAGTCTACCACAATACCACCAGTGGCAGTTTTTGTAGTCATAATTCCAGTTCTTTTCTTAACGGTTGGGAATACAAAAGAACCAGAAGAAGCTTGAACTCTTGATTTGTCTCCTTGCAATTCATATACTTCATATCTCAACTCTTCATTCATACCTACTTTAGTAACTTGACCCATTGCACTATTAATTGCGAGTCTTTTTTCTAAAGGTTGTTGGATAGTAACAGTACGGATAGCGTTTAACTCTGCTTTTGCTTGAACATTTCCATCTTGAGCCGCAATTGCCAAAGTCTTAACTTTATCCATTACTGTGTCTACCTGCTTACCATATTTGGATACATCCTTACCATAAACAATGTTTGTAAAAATCTCAATATCTTGACTTGGTTTTGAAGCTAATTTATTTTTAACAACTCTATTAATTTCGACCTGTTCAGCATTTTCACTTAAATTTTTATAATCAATATCAAAACTCATAATAAATACCTCCTATTTTATTTTAATTATTATTTATTAACTTAAATCTATATATTATCGTTTGCCATTACTTCAACAACATAACCACCAGTTACAGTTCCGCCACCTGCATCAATTGTAAATGCACCAAAAGTAGTTTTCTTAATAACTTTAAGATAAATTTCATATGTGGCAGGGTCGGCAGTTTTAGTCCATTTCATAACATTTGTAGTATCTGCGGCGGAACGTCCAATTAAAAATGCCCCTACTGCAACATCTGCGAAAGCGTCAGTTGCTAAATCAGCAGACATATCAAATTGTAGACCAACTAAATCTTTAATTCTAAATGCTCTAATGTACTCATTAGCAATAACTTTATAAGAATCTGTGTTAATAATTTCAGGTTTGTCAATAATATTCAACATGATATATAGATCGCCTAATTTTGCTGTTGCTAAATCTGGAACAATCACCTGTACATCGGCAACTACATTAAATTGATTACCATTGTATGTATCTACAATTGCTTTTACATTTGGTTTGTTTGATACGTTCATGAAATTAGAATCGTGAAATTTGAATAAACTCATAATAAATTCCTCCTATTATTTTATTTTATTAATATTATATTTACTTTCTTAGTTGAAGAAAGATGGGATACTACCTGCTACTTCTTTTTTCTCTTTTGTTTTAATAGCGATAAACATTTCGTTCTTTACATTTGTTTCCACAAAAGCCTCTTTAGCAACCATTTCTTTAAATTTCTTTGCACAAAGTTCTGCTTCTGCCCTTTTCAAACCTTCTAAATCAACTGATTCTACAAATGATTTAAGTGAATTCACCTCTGCTTCTTCAAATCCATTTTTAGAAATTTCTTTCTCAAAATAAGTATTGACTTCTGTTACTTTAACTTCCATATCTACTTTAATTTTATCTTCTCTAAAAGCATTAACCTCTACTGTAAGAGATTCTTTTTCTACTTTTTCTGACTCCAGAAGTTTATTAACTTCCACAATAGTAGTATTTAACTCAATTACTTTTTCGTCCAAACCTTTTGCTTTTTCTGTTAGACCATTGATTTCTACTTCTTTTTCTTCTAAAGATTTAGTTAATGAATTAATTTCATTAATCTTGTCTTCGATTTTTTGATTTAATTCTAATACAATCTTTTCATCCATTTTGTCATTTACCTCCTTATTTTGGTTGTTTAATATATATTTAATAGGTGTATTAATTTCGATAGATTCTTCACCATTTACAGGTTTCCAATCTTCTTCGACTCTAACAATTTCACCTAGTAAAACCTCGCCATTTTCAATAGAATAAGTAACTTGACGATATTCTCCTGTTTTATCCCAAGATTTCATTATAAATGTTAATATAGTTGGATAAAATTTATGAACGTAATAATAAGAATAATTAGATTCATTTTCATTACATTTTCTATTAAATGCACTTTCAACAATTATAGAAATATCATCATAGTTCATAGCATTTATCTCAATTGTTGTTTTGTTATTGTCTAAATTATCTGGCAATATATTCACCTCCTTTACTGTAGATTTATTATTTATATCAAGGTCACTTTGTTTAGAATTGACCTCAAAAACAATTGAATCGTCGTCGGCAGGGTCTTCTAGTCCAGATAAGATAGCTAATCCAGAAAAATCAAAAATTGTTGGAATACGTCCCATTTTTAAAGTTCCGTCAATGTTTTTATTTCCATCAAGATATACTATATTTTTTGCTTTGCCTTTTCCATTTATCTCAATTGAACCATGTACTTTTCCATTTTTAATTTCTTCTTTTAACCATTTTACAAAAAGACTATATCGTTGTGAGTTGATGTATCCCTCAGTCATCATTACTTTTTTTATTTGACCATCAATTTCCACATCTGTTATATAAGCATCTAAAACACTTCCAACAACAATTCCTTCAAATTTAACACTTCCATCTTCATCAAATGACATTTTTCCATGTCCCGAAGGAATCTGATTTTCTTCATCTGCCCAAGAGACTACATAGTTCATTCCTATAGCAGATTTTATATTATCTTGTGTATATTCCTCAAGCCACGTGATACCATTTTTATTCCATTGACTCTTTTTTGGATGAATAAAATGACTCGACATTTTTATACGAACTCTACCTGCTAAATCTTCTTCAGACATTTCACAAATTTCTATGTATACATTATCAAATTTTATAATTGACTCATTCACAAAATATATCACCTCCTTTCCAAATATTATATTTTACTTATAAAACATATTCCCCATGCAATTTTGTTCCATCTTCTAACTTTCCCATAGTTTTTCCGCTAGAAATAGTTGCGTGGCTTTTAATATTATATTTCCTTTTAGCTTCAGAAATAGAATTAAACTCTTCACATGTTTCTAGGCACCTAATACGAACTCCAGAATTAATTTTATTAAACAACCATATATCATATTTGTGTTTCGCAGGATTATAATCACACAAATTAAGACTTGTGCCATCTTTTAACCACTTACTACATGTAGTCTCTGATATTTTATAAGTTGAATATATTTTAGAGAAATTATGATATTCGTTCCAACAATTAATAACTTGAATTTTAAGTGAAGACATTGTATCATTAAAAATTTGCATCCAATTTATATTTGAAAAATTAAACAATAATGCTAATTCACTTGACATGATATTATTTTTAATATAATTAAAATCACTTTTGTCACATTCAATTCTTATTAATCTGTAATTATTTTCTTCTGCCAATCTATCTTTTTCGTCATCAATATATTTACTTTCTTCTTTCGTCTGTCCACTTAAACTGTTATCCTTACCATGAAAACCTCCGTCCATCTCAACTATATATTTATCCTTATCAATACTAAAAGAAAAATCATATGTCCCTTTGTGGAGTTTGCCTTTATAATTATAAAAACACCACCCATATCTAACCTCTCTATCAAAATTAATATCTACTCTATTTAATAGATTAAACATTATTTTATTTGGCAATGATATCCCATCGGAACATTTTGGGCAAACCAATCCATATTGAACAATTAATTTAATTTGCTTATTTTCAATAGTTGTTTTACAGTCTGGGCATATCCAATCTACTTTTTTATGACTTCCGTATGTATATAATGTCCCATCTTCACGATTTTTTAATAAGGACGCATAGTATGGATGAGTTGTATTAAAATCATTATACCCTATTAATACTTTGTTTCCAGAGCATACTGGACACCCAGATTTGCATGATAATATCCAATTAGGTTTTGGATACCATATATTTTTACAAGTTTTACAATGACATTCTATATTCTCATTTGCTTTTTTATAAATGCCTTTAACAATAATATCAGAATTTATTAATGCAACTTCTTCGCAAAATTCCTCATGCGTTTTCTGTCTACCCATTGCTTTTCACCATTCCTTTCCAATGGACAATTAATAACTACCTTTCACTTAAATTAAAAACAAAAAGAAGACGAGTGAAAGGAACTCGTCTTATCAATAAGGTTAATTACTCCTCATCTATCAATTTGTTAAAACTGTTTATTTTGTTGAAGGTTTAACTTGTTTATTACTGCCTAAATTTCTAGTTACTTGCCCAGATGGTTTTAAATCTTTTTCTTTTTTCTGTGGAGCACCACCTTTAGCATCTTGGGAAGAAATTGTATTTGCAGATTGGTGTACAGGATATTTATTTTCAAAATCATCCTCTAATTCTTCATCCATTAAACTAATATAATCATCCACATCTACTCCCATTGTTGCAATCCAGAATTTCAAACTTCCTCTCCCCTGAGTATATAAAGCTTGAGCTTTTTCAAACATAGCATCTTTATTTAACCAAGAAATTGGCAAATATTTTATATCAATATAATCTTTTGGTTTAATAGATAATAACTCGTTTACAACCCTTGTGTATTCTTTAGCTATTTCATTTACCAATTGAAATATTTGTGATGAAACCATATCTATATTGACTTGCAAAGATGAATAAGATGCCCCGCCTGTAGATTCTGCATTTAACGAGCTACTTGCAAAACCAAGACTTGTTGAAATCTTTTTTATGTTTTCATTACTTAAAGTATCTTTAATTAATGAAGAATCTTTACTTAATCTACTAATTTCTGTTCCTGGTGCTAATGATAAAGTTGAGATTTTTGTAGTCGTTCCACTTGTGTTTACTTTAACTGCATTTTTAAAAGCTTCAATAACCTCTTTTTGTTGTGTTGAGTTCAAACTGCAAGATCCGGTTTTTTCACCTTCTGGGAGTATTAAATAGTAAATACTGCTTGCTAATTCACTAATTAATTGATATTGACTATCATCATAATCACTACTTGACTTCATATCTGTAAATGCAGACAACCCTAATGGTCTTCCATAAGGTTCACTTTCTTTTGCCTTAGATTTTAATGCTATTGTTTTTCTATAATCTAATATAAACCATCTTTTACTGGCATCTTTTTTATAATTTAAATATGCTTTCATGAAATCTTTAGGAAAATTCTTTATTTCATTTATTAAACCACCATATTTAAATTGATCAAAATACATCATATCAAAAGCAGCTATACTAACATTGTTTTGAAACCCAATTATCTTACAAAAATCTAAATCTAAAGGCTGAATCATAAAGTTGTCGTCTAAAGATAATCCTTCAATTCTATCAATTGACTCTACAGTTATTCCACTAGTATCAATTTTTTTATTACTAGCAAAAGTATCTCGCAACACTCCAATGTATGTACCATCTATGAACAAATATCTTAAAATATCTCTAGTAGTTCGTTCATGATTTATAAGTTTTAAAACTATATTAAACCTATTCTTTTTTTCTCTTAGTTCTGGAGTCTTATTTCTCATAGTCGTTATATGAGATAACGTAGGTATTGCAATTGAATAGTCAATGGTATTACTGTAAATTCCTTGAGCATCATATGCTTGCTCTGATATTGTGCGTAATATTTCATTATATATCATTGGATATTTTATATAATTTTTTAAATCAATCATCGGAATATTATCTGTGTCTAATCTTCCTAATGAAAATGAATTATATGATAATGAATTTATTTCAATTTCATTAGAAGTTGAAAATTGGATTGGTGTTAAACTTAAATCTTCTTCCAATAAGAATACCTCCTTTCGTTAAGGATTATGAAAATGAAAATACGAAATCATAATCTGAATCAGCATTTTTTAACAATTCCAACTCTAATAAAGATATAAAATACCCACCATAGCTGCAACTGGTATATCTATCTTTTCGTGCTGTTCCTACAGTATCAAGTTTTACATATCCACCAGAAAATGAATATTCTAGATTAATAGATTCATTAATTAATAATGCTGTTTCTATATATGGCTTAAGATACCAACTATTTAAATTGACATCTTTACTATTTGAAAACTCCTTGTTGTATCTAGACAAATAAGTTTCTGCATCATTATCATCAATTAGAAAGTTGCACATATTTCTCTGTAATCTATCTCTAAAATCAACTGCTATATCATTATTTAATCTCGAATTTGCCATAATTGGGTAAATTACTTGTTTGGCATTTACTCCCAATGTCTTTTCTTGTAATTCTTCTATTAATTTCTTTTCTAATGATTTGTGTTCAAATACAGTAAATGCTTCATATTCAATTCCACGCTCTTCATCTTTAGTTATAGTAGCCAATCTCTCGAAAATTGTTATTCCAGCTTGTTGCAAGTCTAAAACTATGTAATCTGCTTCAAAATCATGATAAACCTGTTTAATTCTCAGAGCTTGTTTACCAGTATGTTCACCTTGATGTGACTCCTGATATACATATTCTCTTTCATACCCTTTGGCTGTAGGAAGACCTCTAATACAAGTAATAATTGTATTGTCATTTTTTGAACCTTTTCGAGTAGCTATATCTACAGATACAATTCTTATCTCGCCATCAGTACGTTTAATATCATTAGGATTTTTCTTTTTATCTAACATATCATTTCTTAATGGATAAAAAGCTTTTTTTAAATTCCTATTCTTTTTAAACATGTCTAGTTTAAAATAAGCATTGCTATTCTCTCCCCAAGGAATATTCTCATATTCTTCTAGGAAAGTTATTTCATCC